GAGCATAAACCTTGCCCTCTTGTGGTTTGTTAGTAAGAATATAAGTTTCATAACCAACATGATCATCAACAATAAAGTCAGTCTTAGACAGCACTTCCATAAATTTAAGAAACACGCTCTTGCTGTCGATGAACAATGCATTCTCATCAACCTGGTCAATGCTGATCCACTTTGAACCAAGACCATCAAGCTGTATAGACTGCATAAGTTTGTTGATGTATTTCTCAGCCGTCTTAGTTTCAGCTTCAATGATGTAGCCAGTTCTGCCTTTACCACCTACGGCTAAAGATTTCATTAGTACCAAGTCTCTTTGATCAGATGATTTCCAGTTATAAAATTTCATTAGTTAGCCCCTTTTTTGTTAATACCGATGTAAGACCGATGCCTTACCTATATACATATATCACATAGATATCTAATATACAAGTCCTAGAGGTAAAAAAATGAAAATAGGTTATGTACACATGGATAGTGAGATAGAAATAGTTCCCTTTTATTGTCGTTTATCAAGAGGTTGTTACGATATGTTAAAGCTTCAGGCCAAGAAAGAACGCTGGTCAATGGCTGGATTTACTTAGCATATATTGCGAGAAGGATTAAGGAAAAGAATACCTGGGTCAATTAGTAACGATATCATATTCGATGATCAAAAGGAACAGATAGAAGATTTACATATAGCTGAGAAGTTAGATCAGATGGTTAAAGCTAATGACAAAGTATAGAGCTATTAGAACTATGGTTGATGGTATTTACTTTGATAGTAAAAGAGAAGCCAATAGATATTCCGAGCTAAAGATGATGGAAAAGGCCGGAATCATAGCCAGTTTAAAGTTACAGCCGGAGTTTAAATGTCAGATAGATGGCAAGAAGATATGCACATATAAAGCAGACTTTGAGTATCTAATGGTCGATGAAGACGGCCCTGATGGACAAATAGGTTATTACATAGTTGAAGATGTAAAGGGATTTAAGACACCAGTTTATAAATTAAAGAAGAAGCTGGTCGAAGCATTGTTTCCTGGCACAGTCATTAAAGAGATTTAGATGCCTTTTGATAATGGACTGACTGCCGATGAACAAGCCGAGATGGATGCAAAGTATGAGGATCTAATGGCCCAGGTAAAAGAAATAGATTTGAAATTATATAGAAAGCTCCGAGCTAATGAGCTACCTGGGTTTATTTCAGATACAGTTTTTGTGGCTAACCAGGATGATCAACTAGAGATGTTGTTATGAATATGATTGATGTACCTAAGATTGATAAAGCCCAGGAGATATTGAAGGCAAGAGAAGAGATCACACTGCCACCTAAAAAGTATAGGATATCTAATGAGCAATCACCCTCACCTTACATCAATATACCTTCAAGAGCTTTAGCCGATACTCGTATCCTGGGTAATCCATCAGCACTCCAGGTGTTATGTGTTTTATGTTCTTATGTCTCAGGTCAATCAGGTACAGCGTTCCCTTCTCAGCTTCTCCTGGCTAAAAGACTTAACCGATCTCAGCAAGCAATATCCAGGCAGATAGTTAAGCTTATTGATTGGGGATATATAAAGAAGATTATCAATGAGAATGCCCTACGTCAGAAAGGTAAAAAGACAGCTACATATCGTATCATATATGATCCAGGTGTAACCGATACTCAGCTTATCAAAACATCTACTGATCCTATTGTAGAGCAGAATAAGGTAGATGCTACACTCAAGAAGATGGAAAAGAAGTACGTCAAGTTATCTCCGGCACAAGAAAAGCTTGCTGAAGATATTACCCAGCGTTACTTAAAAGATGAAACTGAGTTCTTTCCTTATGAGACAATACACAAAGCTATGGTCACTTATCTATCAGGTAAACAGACTATTGAAGCCTGGAATAAGATCGGATGTGGCCTACTTTCACCCATAGAAAAAGGCTATTTAAAGGCCCAAGATATACAACGTAAGGTTGTGAATAAGAAGGAGTTATACAACACTAGAGGTTGTGCCGATACACAACACAATGATGTTGTACAGAACTATAATACTATAACTAATAATATTATTATTAAGGATAAAGTTATTGAATTGTTAAGAAGTTATTCACATGCACTCGATGAAGTCACCAAGACAAGAGGTCAATGGCGATGGACCAAAAGAGAAGAAGCAATAGCTGAAGAGATCATAGAAGGTGGAGTGACGATAGATGCATTCATGAAAGAAGTTGGCAAGGTATTGAATAGATGTAACCAGGAACAATCTAGACCACCTTACACGATAGCTTACTTCAAGAGTATATGGCAGACTAACAAGAAGAAACCTCAGGATACCAAGCAGATAATAAAGGGCCTAGTAAATAAAATGAATACACGATACACTTAATGTACAAGAACTAGATGGTCATCTAAATTATGTACACATATGCAAACAAATATATGTCGCACAACAAAAGCGACCCTACCCCCTCCCAGGCCTACAGCTATAGCGTGGGGGTCTCACAAAAATATTTTCCATTTTTTCATAAAGGAGTTTTACATGGATAAAGAAACATTAGATTTAGTTCAAGCTAAGAATTACACCGACAAGGAAGGCAATGAGAAAACCCAGTGGATCAAGATAGGCAAGCTGTTTACCAAGATGGGTGTTCCGAGTTCTATGAAATTAGATTGTTATCCTATACCTGATGACAAGGGTGAAGTATGGCTAAAGATATTTCCTAAAGATTATAAGGCTGTAGACCAGGCTAATGGTTTTGATAGCAGTGATGCAACCCTGGAGACTGATATTGCCTTCTAAAAGTAGAGTTGTTCCCAAGATGAATAGTCTTGGTGGAGTAAGAGATATCAAGAAAAAGTTAAGAGGATCAGATGTTATATTTGAAAATAGGGAGAAGCTTGCAGAAGCTCTACTATCGATTAGTCAGGCGAAGGTTACTGATGTTGTGGATTGGGATGATCAAGGCAAGGTTACTATTAAGAATATGGATGAAATCCCGGAACATGCACTTCAATCCATTAAGAAGATTAAAGCGAAACCAGTGGGTGACAATTACGAGGTCGAAATCGAAATGATTGATAAAGTAAGGGTTCTGCAAATGCTGGCTAAGAGTGCTGGTATTTTGGATAAGGAACATGAAAGTGAGAAGCCGAGTGTCATAGAAGTTAACATGGTAGGACCGACAGATGGAAAAACCTGATAAATTAAATTTAGATTTTAGTACCTCACCGACTGTTTGGAAGTTCTTAAAGGATGATAGTTTTGTTCGAGGATTAATTGGTCCAGTGGGATCAGGCAAGTCGTATGCTAGTTGTGCTGAAGTGTTTAAGAGGGCTGTACAGCAGAAGCCGTCACCCAGGGATGGTATTAGATATTCAAGATTTGTTGTTGTTAGAAACAGCTATCCTATGCTCAAAACCACTACGATAAAAACCTGGTTAGAATTATTCCCTGAGAATATTTGGGGTGGGCTTCACTGGTCACCACCGATCAAACATCATTTGAAACTGCCGGCCAGGGGGAATGCATCCGGTATAGATTGTGAAGTTATATTTCTTGCATTAGATCAACCCAAAGATACCAGGAAGCTGTTATCTCTTGAACTCACTGGGGCATTCGTCAATGAAGCACGAGAGCTTCCGAAAGCCGTTATTGATGGACTGTCTCATAGGGTGGGAAGATATCCTTCTATGGCCGATGGTGGATGTACCTGGCGAGGAATATGGATGGATAGTAACCCATGTGATGATGATCACTGGCTGTATAAGGTGGCTGAAAAAGAAAGACCTAAAGGGAAGTTTGCCTGGAACTTTTACCGGCAACCAGGGGGAGTATTTGAAGTACCATTGAAAGATGTTCCAAAAGAAATACCGGAAGCCCAGGGATATATATCGGCTGGTGGTAAATGGTTTAAAACTAATCCTAAAGCTGAGAACTTACATAATCTGCCGAATGGATATTATGATCAGTTGCTAGGTGGTAAGAATCTAGATTGGGTAAGATGTTATGCTGAAGGCAAGTATACTTACGTTCAAGAAGGCAGACCAGTATGGCCTGAATATGATGACAGCACTATGTCGGCTGATCTTGAGGTTGATGAGAATATACCAGTACAAGTTGGATTAGACTTTGGATTGACACCCTCGGCAGTGTTTGCTCAAAAAATGCCGAATGGTGCATGGCATGTACTGCATGAAGTTGTCACCTTTGATATGGGCCTGGATAGATTTGTAAATATTCTAAAATCAGAAATGGCTATCAGGTTTCCTAAAAATGAATTTATGGTTTGGGGTGATCCGGCTGGTGCATCTAGAGAAGGTATCTATGAGCAGACATCTTTTGAGTTTCTAAAAACCAATGGGATATTAGCCAGGCCGACTGCCACTAATGATTTTAAGGTTAGACGAGAAGCAGTAGCCATGCCCATGAACAGATTAATACAAGGCAAACCTGGGTTCTTGGTTAATAGAAAATGTCTAAGGCTAAGAAAGTCTTTATCCGGTGGCTATCACTTTACCAGGGTAGCTGTAGGGGCTGGCCAGGAAAGATTCAAAGATAAGCCCAATAAAAATGAGCATTCACATGTCGGTGATAGTGTTGGCTATTGTCTGCTCGGTGGTGGCGAGATGAGACGAATGACTAGAGGAACAAGAACTTTTACCCAGCCCATAGTAGCCCAAACAGATTTTAACGTATTTGCATGAGGTGATTTATGTTTACATCAGAAGAAATAATGGATGTCATGGGTGTCGATGGTATGAAACATAGGATAGTACCCTTTCATCAAAGACATATCCATATGGCTAACTTTAGATCATTTGAAAAAGAAGTCTTAGAAGGATATGGAAGGCCACATATTGAAGATTATGGTGTCGAAGGATTATCCTTTACAGCTATTAGAAATGCCAAGGTGATCGTTATATGGGGATTGTATCCCCTATGGAAGGGGGTAGCTGAAGCCTGGATGCTTCCAACACATGATCTTGAAGAAAGTAAAATGATTTTTCATAAAGGTGCTTTAAGGTTTTTTGAGTATACAACAAAGAAATTAGAGCTTCATAGGCTTCAAACCTATGTTTGTTCGTCAAATTACCGAGCCGTTAAGTGGATGGAGATGTGTTACTTTGATCGTGAGGGTTTATTAAAAAGATATGGCCCTGATATCAAAGACTATTATGTTTATGGGAGATTGTTTTAATGGGTGGTTTATTCGGAGGATCAAAACCTCCTCCAGGTCCAAGTGCTGAAGAGATTGAAGAGCAAGAGCAAAGAGAAGAAAGAGCCGAAAGGCGAGAAACTGAAGAAAAAAGAAAGATAGCTTCCAGGCAAATCTCTAGAAGTAAGCGTAACAAGATGCTTATGTCAGGCGATGCAACTGGTGTTGAAGCACCTAAAAGAACATTAGGGCCAGGTAGAAATCCAAGAGCATGAGATCGTATCCTCGTAATCCTAAAAAATTTGAAAAAGGGTTACCTATCTGCCCTATCTGCAAAATTGCTATGGCCAAGATAGAAGAGGATGATGAAGTAAAGTTTGAGTGTCCGGCATGTAAAGGCCGATCCGATGGTAGCTAAAAAATTTCAAAACCCTGAAGGTGGATTGAATGAAGCTGGCAGAAAACATTTTAAAAAAACTGAAGGATCAAATCTCAAGAGACCACAGAAAACCGGAACAGATGGCAGACGAGTATCTTTTGCTTCCAGGTTTGGTGGGATGAAAGGACCGGAGAAGGATGAAAAAGGAAGGCCAACTAGATTAGCGTTAGCTCTTAAAGCGTGGGGTTTTAGAAGTAAAGAAAGTGCTAGAAACTTTGCAAATAGGCATAAAAAGACATGACAAAATTAAATCCAAAAGACCTCAAAAAAAGATATGAAAATGCTGAACGTCAAAAAGCTCACTGGCGATCAATATACGAAGATGCCTACCGATATGCCCTACCGGATAGAAATTTATATGATGGATATTATGAAGGCAATGTGCCAGGGCAAGATAAGATGTCCAAGGTCTTTGACTCCACTGCCATGCAATCGACACAGAAGTTTGCTAATAGAATACAATCCGGTCTATTTCCTCCCCAGCAATCTTGGTGTCGGTTGCAACCAGGTGATCAAATACCTGAAGAAAGATCAATAGAAGTCCAGCAAATACTGGATAAATATTCTGAGCAAATGTTCTCAGTTATGAGACAATCAAAGTTTGACCTGGCTATTGGTGAGTTTCTACAAGAACTTGCTATTGGAACGGCTGTCTTACTGATTCAACCTGGTAATGATGTAGAGCCAATACGATATAGCTGTATTCCAACCTTTTTGATTTCTTTTGATGAAGGTCCTAACGGCAGTGTCGAAAGAGTTTATAGACGTATGAAAAGACCTTTTGAGGTTTTGGACCAGGAGTTTCCTGATATAAAAATACCACCTTCTATGGTCAGTCGATATAGAGAAGACCCAACTGAAATGGTTGAATTGATTGAAGGTACATACTTTGATAAAACAACCGGCAACATTCACTATCAAATCATATCTGATAATGGTGAAGATGAATTAGTTTATCGAGAACTTAAAAGTTTTCCCTGGGTTATTTCAAGATACAGCAAGACAGCCGGTGAAAGATATGGAAGAGGTCCGGTATTGCTGGCCTTGCCTGATATTAAATCATTAAATGTTACCAAACAACTTGCCCTGAAGAATGCGAGTTTATCTATTGGTGGTGTCTTTACAGCTAGTGATGATGGTGTTTTAAATCCAAATACTGTTCGTATAGTTCCAGGAGCTATCATACCAGTGGCTAGGAATGGTGGTCCACAAGGTGAATCTCTCAAGCCCCTACCGAGATCAGGTGACGTTCAGCTTACCCAGTTTACCAGCAATGATCTTATATCATCTATCAAGACAATCATGCTGGATGAAAGTCTGCCACCGGATAATATGTCTGCCAGGTCAGCTACCGAGATACAAGAAAGAATGAAGCAGTTATCTCAAAATTTAGGATCAGCCTTTGGCAGATTAATATCTGAGACTATGTATCCGATTGTAAGACGTACACTAGAACTTATGAATGAGCTTGGTATGATAGAACTGCCGTTGAAGGTCAATGGTTTGCAAGTCAAGATTAGTCCGACTGCTCCTCTTGCTATGGCTCAGAATATGGAGAAAGTTCAAGAAGTTTTAAATTATATGCAGATACTGCAAGGCCTTGGACCACAAGGTCAGTTATTTATGAATCAGGAAAAGG